AGAACCAGGGGAGCCAGAGGTAGGCGACGAAGACGGCTCCCCCACGTTGGCGCCCTCCGCGCTAGTCGTCGGGCCAGACGCCGGTGCAGTACCCGCAGTCGCGCCCTGTTCCGCCAAGGCGTCCGCACTCTGGACAGCCGCCGTATCGCCCGACGCCGAGTTCAGCGCGGACGATGAAGCGTTTCCCGCTGCACTCGGATGAATGAATTTCTCGACCTTCTGCTCCAACTCGTGAATACCCTCCTTAATCTCGCCAAGGATGCCCGTCGATTCCGTGTTTTGCGTGTCCGTCATGATTGCTCCGTTGGTTAGCGATAGATGCTGTTGAGCCACTTCAGCGTGGCGAAAGCGCCGACACTGGCGCCGATGAGGAAAATGCCGAGGTCTACGAGCAAATGAGTCACGCTTCTCTCCTGTGGTTTTCCTGCTGCTGATCGCTCCAACGCTTGAAGTGCCGGAGCATGTGGTTAAAGCGGCGAACTGGCTCGCCTCCCTGCTTGAGGTCATTCCGGCTTTCGATTTGGCATACGTTGTGAAGGTAATTCTTCGCGTGTGCCTCAGACACTTCGTGCGTATCAAGCCGGCCGTCGGCGTGCGCAACGTAGGCGCGAAACATCGGGTTACGAGGAAGTCGACAGGACATGACGAACGGCGTGAATGTCGGCTCGTCGGCGAGTTGGAGGATGTTCATGAGAGCCCCACGATGATCAGCGCATAGACACCCTTGCACACGACGTGCATTCCCTGATCGACATTGAATCCAATCCGGCCATCGCATTTGGCGTAATCGATTAGCGCATGAGCGGCGATCTCCATCACGCCAAGCCACCAGAAACCAGTCAGCAGCCACACAGCACCGCCGTGCATCAACGCATGCGCGCCGAGAGCTTGATAGAACGGCACGCCGGGAATCGGCTGCTTGTGGTTCTTGGCGCGGGCAAGGAAGTCGCCTTGCAATGGGTAGTCGCAGACGACATGCGCGATCACGAGCGCGAGGAAGAGTAGCGGCGGCGTCATTTGCGACTCCCGTAGCACTGGCGACTGCACACCGGACATGCGATCAGCAGATATGCGCCGTCGCGCTGGTCCTCCTTGAACTGCCCTTCGCTCTCCAAGCATTCAAAGCGCGTGCGACAGTTCGTGCACTGGGCCTTCCATTCGCGCTCAGCCGGGAGCGTTCCGCGTTCGATGATCTGCGTCATACGAAGTGCCTCTGCCCATACCGCCCGATCAGCAGCGCGTCCGGCCGGCCGCTGGTCTTGGTCAACTTGATCTCCGGGTAAAGCTGCCGAGCAATGCGAAGGCTCTGGTCCTTCGTGTCTTCGCTATCGGTCTTGCGGATGCCGAAAAACGCCTGCCATGCCTGCGGCGTGACGTAGGCGATGTCCATGCCGCTCAGTTCGCAGACGGCCGCTATGACAGCTTTGGTGGCCGCCAGCGATGCTTGCGACGCCATGGAGCCGACACGCTTGCCGCTGCCCATGAACGCGTGCGAGCTTTCCATCACCACAAGTCCTTTCTCATCGGCCGGGACATTGCGACGAAGAATGATCTGTAGGCCGCATGGATCGACTTCATTGCCGCCGGTTTTCTTCTGGCGAACTGGAAGGTCGAAGACGCGTTCACGCCCGTCGTCGTAGAAGAACGCCAGAGCGCCTTTGATTCCCGGATCAACGCCGATTAGCATGTCGGCCTCGCGAAGTCGATACCGCAGCCCATGTTCTGGCAGGCAGGCGCCCAAGGGGCATTTCCCTTGCCGCAAACCGGGCATTTCCAGCCAACCTGTTGCGTGACGACCTGCATTGGGTCGCCGAGAACGCATTTCAGTCCTTGCAGGCATGCTGCGCGTTGACATTGGGTGCCCGTCTGAGGACAAGCGATTGCAGAGACCTGCATCATTTCAAATCCTTTTCGGCCGGAAGATTTCCGCGCGCGGGTGTAGTGGTCGTCATGCGTCCTCCCAAAGTGGTTCAGCCAAGTAACCCGCTGTGTCGAACACGAAACGCGCGACCTCGCTGTCTTTGCCCCGGGTCACAAGGTCGTGAATCATTTCCGCGAGCGGCTCAGCGTCGCGTCCGAAATCGAAGCTCATGGCGTCTCCCAAAGCTTCTTTCCGCGAATCCGGTAGCCGTCGATGATGGTCTGCCGGATCTCCGCGTATTGCGCCTTCAGGTCAGGGTCGATGCACTCCTCAACGACCTTGCGGCCGGCGCTTGACGTAATCGCATCCGTTGCGCAGTTCGCCACAGAGAAGCCTAGGGGCTTGCCTGATTCCGACTTGCCGCGCAGCACGGCGCGAAATGCCCATTCGGCAGTCGGTTCAACCCGCGTCCGCATGCGCATCAGCATCGCGTCGAGGGCCTTGATGTTCTCGACGGCTTTTTCGGGCGTCGTCGCGGGAGCATGCTCAAGCCGGAATTCTTCGGACGCCACCGCTTCTGAACGACATTGCCGACAGTGAGCGATGAATTCTGGACATGTCGGCACCTTGAGCAGAGCGGCCAGATTCTCCCGGCCAGCCTTCATCTGCGTGCTCGACAACCGCGCGAGTTCGATTCCCCAATGCTTCATGACCTTCTCGAGGTCCGTACCGCGCCACAGGTCCGCAAAGCGGGCGCCGTAGTTCGCGGACATCGCGTCGAACAGCGCTTCGACCCAGCGACGCGGGATCGCGTTAGCGGGCCACATCGATTCGTTTGACGGTTGCGGTTGCATCGATGACTCCATCGTCGATTTCGGGGCGGCGATTTCTGCCGGTGAGGGTTGCGATCACGTCAGCACGATCGTCGTGGTAGGTGCGATGCTGCGGCGTGGCGCGCGCAGCGCTCATCGAAGCGAGAACTCGGTCCGCGTAAGCGGGCAGAAATGCGATCGGCTCGGTGGTGTCGGCGTGCGCCTTGGCAATCGCGGCGTCCATCTGCCGCGCGGTAACGCCCGCTTTGGCCCATGCCGAGAACAGCGGCCAAGCCTTTTTCCGGTCATGCACGCTGCGCTCGTTGAGCAGCACGCCGTGGTGTTCCGCGAAGTAGCGTTGCCAGTCGGCTTCGTTGCGCGGAGTGAAATCGTCGCTTTCTGATGCGGTAGGTGGACCACTAGCGACGACTACGCCTAAGTCTGGAGTCTGGCTTATGGAGTCTGGCTTATGGCTGTTGGTAGCCGTAACGTTATGCTGGTCATCCGTAACAAGAGGCGTAACGCGATCCGTAACGGGAGTAACGTCGTGAGACGCTTTTGTTATCTTCAGAAGCGCGTCCTGAAGCTCATCCATCGTCGCCTTAAACGGCATCGTTACGCCGCGCTCGCGCAACGCTTCGAACAGTGCGGCGCGACGCTCGCGGTACGCCTGTTGACGTAGAGCCTTCCCTGACCTGGCTGGCGCCTTATCGCCGTCTTCAGTTTTCGGGCCAGTCGCATGAATCTCGCGCTCGCAGCGATCCTGAATCCAGGCGCCATCAACAAGCTCAAAGAACTCATCGAGGACGACCTTCAGTGCCGCGCATTCTTCCTTGCCGCGCGCGCCGATCAGACGGGCTGCTTGTGCATCAGGGATGCCGGATTCGCGTGTGTAGTAGACGTCGAGCAGTCGCGTATAGACGCCGTGCTCAAGCAGCGATAGGTGTGCTGTGTCTTTGAGATAGTCGCCGATGTGGCGTTTGTAGAAGTTCATGCGCGCCCCACTGACGAAATCGGGCGCGGGAAGTAAGGCCCGATGATCTCGATCAGCGCAAGCGCTTCGTCGGTCGTGAGGTCAAACCATGCGCACGCGAGTTCGACGAGCATGTCGCGCGGCACAGCCGTATCGCGCAGATCGCAGTCCGCCGGCGTAAGCGGCTCTGGAAGGTCCATTTCAGCCCTCACGCTTGCCCTGCGGGCAGTAGATACGAAACGTGAGCGTGAGCAGTTCCTGGATGTGGCGATGCGCGGCCGCGGCGACATGCTCAAGGTCGTGCCTCTCGCGGTCGTTGACTACGCCGTCCTTGATCGCTTCGCGGTGCGTGCTGGCCAGCTCGCCGAGATCGCCCAGGATCTGCGTGAACTTGCTCAGCAGTTCCTCGTTGTCGCACTCCTGATCGACCTCAGGGAGCTTCATGAACATGCCGCCGGATTCTTCGCAGATAGCTTCGGCAAACAATGTCGTGTCGGAGATCACCTGAAGGCCCAGCGCGTGCTGGATCTGAAGGACCGAGCCCTTCTTTCCATACACGCGGTTCTGAAGGGCCGAAAGCGACATGCCAAGGCGGAAAGCTGCCGTTTCCCAGCCACCGTCTACCGCGCAGATCATTGCTGTGATTGATTCGTTGATCCCCACCTGTTTTCCCCTTCTCGTTGGTGGTTTGTGCGCCGCAGCGCAACGGCTACAGTTCATCGCAAGGCTGTCGCCTGCGGGGATTCAGGCGGCGGCCTGTTCGGTAGGGCAAAAATTGTCCGGCAGTTTTCTGCCCAAACGGATTGCTGCGCCGACGACGAGATCGGTCTCGCGCTGCTCTAGCTCGTCGGGCCATTGCGAAATGCGACCGCGCGTCAGGCCAACAGCGCGGCCAAGTTCGGCTCCGCTGCCCCCGAAGATGTCGATGGCTTGTTGCTTGGTCATTAGCATTTTTCGTCTCAATGTATAGCGCACTAGACAAATGATATGTCAAGCTCTCTAAGCGCACAAGGGGTTAGTCTGCTAACCATGAAAACACTGGCAGAGCGCCTGCGCGCGGCCCTGAATGAATCGGGGATGAATCAGTCTGAACTTGCGAGACGCATAGGCGTTACGCGGGGAGCGGTTTCTTTCTGGCTTACGGGGGCTACCACAAACCTGGTTGGAGACAACCTTCTAAAAGCGGCCAAAGCGCTGCATGTTTCGGCGAATTGGCTTTCGACAGGTCGTGGCAGGATGAAATTAACCCCTGCCAAAGAACTTTCGCTAGAGGACAACCCGGACTACCCGGCGATCAAGCGCGTGAAAATTAAAATTTCGGCAGGCGTGACGGGGTTTGGCATTGAACCGCTAGACGAAGATCACGCCCCCATCGTTTTCTCTCGATCATGGTATGAGACCAATGGCTATAAGCCGGAGCATCTCATAGCCATAAAAGTATCTGGCGCCAGCATGGAGCCAGGGATGTTCGATGGGGACTGGGTGGTCGTCAATACCGCTGACGTCAATCCCCGGGACGGCGTTGCGTTCGCGCTCAATTACGATGGCGAGGTTGTCATCAAGCGAATTTTCCGAAACGACGGGACATGGGTCGCCGCGTCGGACAATCAGGACAAGCGTATCTACCGCGATCGCCCCCTAAATGGCGATACGTTCATCCTCGGCCGCGTCGTTCACAAGCAGAGTGAGCGAATCTGATGAGAACGAAAAGTATCTTCCCGGCCGTCCTGTTTGCCGCATGTCTTTTTAGACCGGCCATCGCCGCAGAGAGCGGCTGGATCTACGTAGGAATCGGCCAGCAGTCATGCGGGACCTATTCGCTTGCTTTCCAAGATGCATCACCGTCGACCGGCATCACCTATCTGGGCCACGAATATTTCTCTAAATCGGCCGCGTTCGAGGAATGGGTTGCTGGATACGTATCTGGCGTAAATATGGGACGCAGATCGATCAACAAACAGATCAACGTCGACCTCGACGGCATAGCCCTTTCTGTTAAAAAGATTTGCGACGAACATCCCGATTGGCACATCATCGCGGCAGTTTCCGCCTTCATAAATCTGCACTGATCCCCGTTTCTCATCTCTCGAAGAAGTCCGCCGCGCGCGGGCTTTTTGCGTCCGGTGCAATTCCGCTGAAGTTAAATAGAGTCTTTCTTCCACTTGGCGCCTCTTTTTTTGCCTTGAATGTATAGCGTGCTTGACACTTTCTCGTGCAGGGTGTTTAATCTACTCAACACAGCACCACCACCCGCCACCTGTGAGGACCACCATGCTGATCAAGATCACCCACCGCCTGACCGCCGTCGTCGTGTTCGAACAGGACGCCGAAAACAACTCGATGCGCCTGACGCTCGAACTGGCGGTCAAAAACAAGATCTCCCTGAGCGGCGCGGACCTGAGCGGCGCGTACCTGCGCGGCGCGGACCTGCGCGGCGCGTACCTGCGCGGCGCGTACCTGAGCGGCGCGTACCTGCGCGGCGCGTACCTGCGCGGCGCGGACCTGCGCGGCGCGGACCTGAGCGGCGCGGACCTGCGCGGCGCGGACCTGCGCGGCGCGGACCTGCGCGACGCGGACCTGCGCGGCGCGGACCTGCGCGGCGTTCCGAAGATCCCGAATATTCATCAAACGATCTACACGGCAGCGTCGCAACCCGGCGCGCTCAACATGGGCAATTGGCATTGCGGCACTTCGCACTGCCGCGCGGGCTGGGTTGTGACGCTGGCCGGCGACGGTGGCAAAGCCCTCGAATGGGCGATGGGTACGCCCACCGCGGCGACGCTGATCTATCTAGCGAGCGATCCGGAGCGCTTCAAGAAAGAGCGTCTGCCGAACTTCTACTGCGGCAATGACGAAGCGCTTGAAGACATGAAGCGCATGGCCGACGAAGAATTCGCGTCGCAGGTTGCCTGACTTTCGCTCAACGGGAGATTCCCATGTCCACCTATCACGTGTGCGCGAAGCAGGCGACCGCGATGGCCGAGTTC